TGTGATCGAGCGTCAGAAGGAAGGTGACCGGCGCCGACGACGGGCGCTGATCGCACACCGGCGACAGTTGGGGCCAAGCATCCTCGGCAGGCAGCAGGGCCAGGAGCTGGAGCTGGGCCGGTCGCGTGCCGTAGGTTCCGTCCTGCAGCCTCTCGATCCAAGCGTCCTCGAACGGGGCGCGGTCGATGAAACCCTCGGGCAGCCGAGCCAGCGTCAGGTCGAGGGCGGCGCGGCAGAGATCGGCGGGCGTGCCGTTCACGGCAGGTCCAGGGCCGGGAGTTCGACGCTGGCGTTGGGCAGGCCGATCGGTTGGACGTGCCAGGGGCGGAACTGCCAGGCGGTGCGGTCGATCTCGAAGACGGCGGCGGTCTTGTGGCTGACGCCGGGATTGAGGTCGCCCGTGCGGACCGGGTCCACCTCGATATTGGCCTCGGTCAGCAGGAGGGCGGTGGCGTCGGGATCGGCGCTGTAGGTCCGGCCCTGGCCGTCGCGCAGGACGAGCGGGATCATGTCCGGTACCGGGACCGGGGCGGAGCCTGTGTTCTGAATGGCGTAGTGGACGACGACATAGAAGGCGCCCTCGGCGGCGGCGCGGACCTTGCCCGGGTCGCCGACGTCCTGGCGCGCGTGCATGTAATCGAAGGTGAAGGCATAGGCCGAGGTCGGCGCGGGCGGCGTGGCGGCCACGGCCGGCTGATCGACGGGCTGCCGGTCGCAGCCGGCGACCGCGAGGACCGCCACCAGGGCGGCTAGACGAAGTTTCCGGTCCATAGGACGCTCCCGATGATGGTCAGTTCGTCGGCGGCATCGCCCGAAACCAGCTCGGGCGAATAGGTCTTGTTGTCCGAAATGATCTCGATGCCATCGACCAGCCGGCGCAGCCGTTTGATCCGCAGCTCGTCGCCGGACCGGAAGGCGAAGACGCCTTCGCGCAGGCGGGTGTCGCGCAGATCCGTGAGGACGCGGGCCCCATCGGCCACGGTCGGATACATGGAATCGCCCGAGGCCGAGAAGACGGCCAAGCCGTCGGCGTTGGGCCGCCCCAGCTCGCGCAGGAATTCCAGGTCGAAGGGCATCTCCCCGATCTGTTCGGCCCCCTCGGCAAAGGTCGCAGCGCCGGCCGCGAGCCGGACATCATAGATCGGCACCCCGACCAGGCCGCGCGCCGCCGCATTGGCGCTGCCGGTACCGGTCACCAGCCAGTTCAGATCGACGCCGAGCGCGACCGCCAGCCGCGCGGCCTTGAAGGCTCCGGGCTCACTGCCGTTCAGATATTTGTTCAACGCTCCGACCGACACACCCGCCCTCTTGGCTACGACCGCTTGTGACGTCGCGCCGATGGCAGAGTGAAGCCGGTCGGCGAAACCGCTCGCCAGAGTAGGCTCATTTACTTGGGCGCTTGACACGAATCCCCCAGCAGGCGAAACATTCACTATCGTGAACTAAACGACACCATGGAGTCGTCGCTTGCACCCTGAGGATATCAAAGCCTCGGTCCGGAAAACGGGCACAACACTGACAGCCCTCGCGCTGGCAAACGGGCTGAGCCCGTCCGCCTGCCGCAAGGCGCTCTCGGTTCCGTGTCCCCGGGCCGACCGGGCGATATCCGAATGCATAGGCAAGCCGCTCCATAAAATCTGGCCAGACCGCTACGACCGCGCGGGGAATCGCCAGTTCACGAAAGTGAATAATACCCACCTTCGCGCGAATACGCACTGTCTATCGAAGCAGGCCGCATAGACATGGCCCGCACCCCCCCGATCAAGGTCAGCCTGCAGGCCCAGCTGGTGGCGGTTCGCCGCGCCTGCGGAGAGGCGGCGCTGCAATGCCCGCCGCCCCAGGCCCGCCCGAACATCGCTCTGCCGACGCGGGCCGAGACCTATCGCGACACCCTGGCCCGGGCGTGCGTCACCCTGCAGCGGCTGGTCGAGGCGCGCGAGGCGCTGGCCCTGCTGCCCGATGAACAGGCTGACCGGCTGGCGCTGTCGCTGGTGGCGGGTGGAATGCGGGTGGTCCGCGACGAAACCGTAAGCCCCATGCCGGTGGAGGCCCGTCATGGGTAAGCCTGAACAGCCTGCGCTGAAGATCGCCCATCCGATCTATGAGGTGCCGGTCGCCGACATCGATGGGAGCGGCGGGCTGCGGCCACTGGATCCGGCATGGGTCGAAGCCCTTGCCATCCTGATCAGCCGGGACGGCCAGAAGCATCCGATCGAGATCTATGCAAAGCCCGGTGGCGGCTATGGCGTCATCGCCGGCCGCCACCGGCTGGCAGCGGTCAGGTCGCTAGGCCTTCCGACCATTGAGGCCGATCTTCAGTCAGCGGGCGAACTGGCCCGACGCGCGGGTGAGGTGGCCGAGAATCTGTTCCGCATGGGCCTGAGCCCGCTGGACCGGGCGGCTTTTGTGGCCGAGCAGATCGCCATCGAGAAGGCACGGGCGGGCATCGATCCGAACGCCACGCCGCAGTCGGTTGCGGCCCAGGCCCGCTGGTCGGATCGCGTCCAGGCGGAGGCCGACGATGCGACGGAAATCTTTGCCGCCGCATACGGCTGGACGGCGGCGGTCGCGGAGATCGTCGGGCTTTCCCCGAGGGCCATCCGGCTTGACCTTGAACTCCACCGGGGCCTGAAGCCGGAAGTGGCCGAGGCGCTGCGCAGCCTGCCGGTCGGCAAGAACGCCAGCCAGCTGCGCGCCCTGGCGAAGATGCCCGAGGGCGACCAGCGACAGGTCGCGGGCCTGATCGTCGAGGGTCAGGCGAGCGGCGTGACGGAGGCCCAGGCGATCCTGCGGCAGGCCCCGGTCAAGAGCGCCGAACAGAAGGCCGTCTCGGCAGTGCTGGGGAACTGGGCGCGGATATCGCCCGCCCAGCAGAAGGCGCTGCTGCGAACCCTGTCGATGCCCAAGGGCGTCACCCTGATGATCGATGGGGAGGCGGTGGATGCCTAAGCCGCTGTTCGCCGCCGGTATCACCGTCACCGCTAGCCAGCCCGGACACGTGTTCGTCGAGCTGCGCGACAGCGAGAACGCCCTGATTGCCGTGGCTCGCATGTCACCGGACAGCGCCACATTGCTGATCGGCCAGATCCAGTTGGCTCGCGACATCCTCAACGGGGGGTCATCGGCCCCATCGGGAGCGATCCATTGAGCCGCCTTCCCTGGACCGATGAAGAGCGCGCATGGGCCGTCGAATGCCTGACGGCGGGCGACACCTATGAAGAGGTGGCGGCCTGGTCGAACCGTTCCGTGGTCGATGTGGAGCGGACCATCGCTCTGCCCCGACTGAATGACCGGCAGCGCCAGATCATGGCCCTGCTGGCCGTCGGCTACGCCCCGGCCGAGATCGACGCCTTGACCGGCATTGACGGCGTTCGTCACCGCATCCGGGTGATCCGTGCGCTGGGCTATGCGGTGCCGATCACCACCCGCCGCCTGAGCGGCGACGAGGTCAAGGCGATCGCCCGCGCCAAGGGGTTCGAGAACCTGAAGGCCTTCGCCACGGCTCATGGAATTCCGCCGGGGACCATGGACCACGTCGACAGCCGGGGCCTGCCTGCCTACCGCCTGAGGGAGGCGCGGCATGCCCAAGCGTAAGCCTGCCCTCGCTCCCGATCAGATGACGTTCACCTTTGACGCGCCGCGTCAGGATGTGACCGAGGGCGCTCTGGCCGATCTGGGCCGCAAGGCCGCCTCGGCGGTGGCCACCATGCTGCGGGACGATCCGCGCAGCCGCTATGAGATCGCCGGCCAGCTGAGTGCCCTGATGGACACCCAGATCCTGAAGACCACCCTGGATGCCTACACCGCCGAATCCAAGGACGGCCACTATGTGCCGTTCGAGCGGCTGCTGGGTCTGGTGGTGGTGACCCAGCGCTATGACGTGCTGGACGCCTTGGTGCGCCCGATCGGGGCCTCGCTGCTGTGTGGCGAGGAAATCCGCCTGGCCGAGATCGGTCACCTGGAAGCCGAAAAGCGCAGGATCGACCTTCGCCTGAAGGGCCTGAAATCCGAAGCCAGCCCCATGCGGAGAGACACACGATGACGGCCGTGGGGGGAAAGACCTGGTGGACCGCCGCCGAGCTGGCCGAGCAGAAGCTGCCCGGGCTGTCGACCGCCAAACGCAAGATCAATGAGCTGGCCCAGAGCGAGCGGTGGGCCCTGCGCACCGACGCCGCGGGCCTGCCGCTGGCGCGTCCCCGCATCGGACGCGGCGGCAGGGCCCTGGAATATCATCTGTCGGTGCTGCCGCCCTCGGCCTCGGCCGAGCTGGTGCGGCGCGGGCTGACAGAGCGCGGGGATGTGATGCCCCCCGCAAGCCGCGACACGCCGACCGCCGCCAATGATGAGGCGATCAGCAGCGAGCGCGCCCGGCTGTGGGACTGGTATGACCAGCAGTCCGATACGGTGAAGGCCGAGGCCCAGGCCCGGCTGAAGACCATCGGTGGGATAGAAGCGCTGGAGGCCACTGGCCTGACCCGGACAGCCGCCGTCAACGCGATGGGGGTCCAGGTCGATGCCAAGCCCTCGACCCTCTGGGCCTGGCTGAAGCTGGTCTCCGGGGTGGACGTCGCCGACCGCCTGCCGGTGCTGGCCCCGCGCCGCAAGGGCGGAGGCCGCGAAGCCGAGGTGGATGCGGAAGCCTGGCGGGTCTTCCTGTCGGACTATCTGCGGCCCGAACGGCCGACGCTGGCGTCCTGCTATCACCGGGTCCAGCGCGAATACTGCGCCCCGCTCGGCCTGGAACTGCCCCACCCCAAGACGCTGCAGCGCAAGCTGGAGCGCGAGGTCGATCCCCGGGTGGTGATCTCGCGCCGGGAGGGGGCCGATGCGCTCCGCGCCACCCTGCCGCACCAGAGCAGGTCGGTCGCCGATCTGCATGCCCTGGAGTGCGTCAACATCGACGGCCACCGCTGGGATGTGTTCGTGAAATGGCCGGACGGCCACATCGCCCGCCCGATGATGGTCGCCATCCAGGACGTCTATTCGCGGAAGATTCTGGCGTGGCGGATCGGGGAGACGGAGTCGGCGGTGCTGACCCGGCTGGCCTTCGCTGACCTGTTCAAGGCCTATGGCATCCCCAAGACCTGCCTGCTGGACAACGGCCGGGCCTTCGCCTCGAAATGGATCACGGGCGGCACGGCCAACCGCTTCCGCTTCAAGATCCGCGAGGAAGAGCCGACCGGCATTCTGACCGCCCTGGGTGTGCAGGTGCGCTGGGCCCTGCCGTTCAGGGGCTCCTCAAAGCCGATTGAACGGGCGTTCAGGGACCTGTGCGACACGGTCGCCAAACACCCCGCCTTCGCTGGCGCCTATACCGGCAACCGCCCCGACGCCAAGCCCGAAAACTACGGGTCAAAGGCGGTGCCGCTGGAGACCTTCCGGGCCATCGCCACGGCCGGGATCGACGCCCACAACGCCCGCACCGGTCGCCGCACCGAGGCCTGCCACGGGCGGCTGAGTTTCGAGGAGGCGTTCGCCGCCTCCTATGCGGTGGCCCCGATCGGCAAGGCGACGCCCGAGCAGCTGCGCCTGGCCCTGCTGGCCGCCGATCAGGTATCGACCGATCGCAAGTCGGGCGAGATCAAACTGTTCGGCAATCGCTACTGGTCGCCCGCGATGAGTGCCCTGGCCGGGCGCAAGGTGGTGGTGCGGTTCGACCCCGATCACCTGCACCAGTCGATGTTTGTCTATGGGCTGGACGGCCGGTTCCTGGCCGAGGCCGGGCTGGTCGAGGCCACCGGCTTCCTCGATGCCGAGGGCGCAAAGCGCCGGGCGAAACAGGAGGGCGAGCTGCGCAAGGCCACCCGTCGGGCCGTCGATCTGCAGCAGCTGCACAATGCCGAGGATCTGGCCGCCCTGGTCGCCTCGATCGACAGCGCCCCGGACCCCGTGCCCAGCCCGACCGTCGTCCGCCCGGTGCGGATGCGCGGCAACGCGGCGGCGCTGCAGGCCGACACCGCCATGGCCACCTCGGAACGCTGGATGGAGGCCGTCGAGCGGATGGAACGGCCCGGTCCCCTGTCCACCCCAAGCCACCTGCGGGTCGTCGAATGAGCGGCCTGAAATGAGATCGGGCGCGAGGGGCGGCAATCCCCTCGCGCCCGGAAAACGGGGCCACCGGCCCAGTCGAGAAGAGAGAGAATTAGCATGAACATTGACAAGGGCAAAGAGAGCTTCAGCCCGGAGGAGATCGAAGACCTCCGCCAACGGCTGCTGACGCACCGGGAAGAGCGGTCGCTGTCGTGGCCCGCGCTTGCCGAACGCGTCGGCGACGTCGGCAGCAGCACCCTGAACGCCTGGGCGCTGGGGACATATTCGGGCCGTAACGAGGTCATCGCCTGGAAGGTCCAGCGCTATTTCCTGGCCGAAGAGCACCGCCGGGACCTGCAGCTGAGCCGCCCGATCGTGCCCGGCTATGTCCAGACCCGGACCTCGCGGATGATGATGGCGCAGCTGCGCTGGGCCCATGAAGGCGAGATGGTGGCCATCGTGGGCAACCCCGGCATGGGCAAGACGGCGACCTTCGACCAGTACGTCGGGGCGACCCCCAATGCCTTCAAGGCGACGATGCAGCCGGCGACGCGGTCGGTTCAGCCGATGCTGCTGGAGATCTGTCGCGCGGTCGGGGCAGCCACCCGCTCCTCGACCGCGACCATCCTGACCGCTGCGCTTCGCATCAAGCTGGAGGGCGTCCGCGCCGTCCTGATCATCGACGAGGCCCAGCACCTGAGGGACGCCGCGCTCGACCAGCTTCGGTCGCTGCATGATCTGCTGGGTATCGGGATCGTGCTGGCGGGCAATGCCAAGGTTCTGAACCGGGTTCAGCTGGGGGCCCACTCGGCGGACTTCGCCCAGCTGGCCAGCCGGGTCAGCTGGCCCCAGACCTATCTGAAGCCGGACCGCGAGGACGTGGAAACCCTGTGCGCCGCCTGGGGCGTCGAACACGCCCGGGAGCGCGAGTTCCTTCACAAGGTGGCCCAGCAGCCCGGGGCCCTGCGCGGCATGAGCCAGGTGCTGAAGATGGCCACCCTGCAGGCCCTGTCCGGACACGAGGATCGCACCCTCAGCCATATGACCCAGGCCTGGCAGGCGACCCGCCAGCAGCCGCTGTCCGTGGTGGCCGCATGACCCATCCCCTGACCCACCCGCTGGACCTGGTCGAGGCTACGCTGGCCGACCTCGGCACCCTGCATCGCCGCGCCGGAAACGAGACCCTGACCGAGGGTGACTTTCGCACGCTGACCCGCCGGATGCGGGACAATCTGCGCGCCCTTCGCCAGCAGCTGGAGGACGAAGAAGGCGGCACCCTGGTGCTGACCGACCTCGGCCTGGCGCTGACCCAGGCCGAGAACGTGAAGCGCACCCTGAAGGCCCGCCCGGGGCAGTCGTTGGGCCTTGCTGATCTGCTGTCCCGCGTGCCCGGCCTGAGGCGCGCCAGCGACCTTGGCCGCGACCTGTCGCGGGGTCTGCGCGTGATCGACGGGGGCCGGTCATGAGGCCCGGCCCCATCACCCGCTGGCTGCGCTTCCTGCAGCTGGCCTGGTGGCCCCGCGAGGCGGAGATCCGCAGCCGCCGTACCGCCCCCCGAATCCACTCCCAACCGAAGGACTGAACCATGACCGAGACGATGACGATTCCCGCCGAAGCCGCCGCCCTGCCCAAGGGTCGGGAGGTGGTGAACGGCAAGAATTACTGGACCGATGCCAAGGGTGCCCTGGTGCCCGAGGAGTTGGTCAAGCCGGCCGACAAGCTGATGGACGAGCAGGTCCGCAAAATCATGGGCCATGCCCACGAACTGAATGCCCAGATCGCCCGGTTCAAACAGCACACCCTGGACGATGTGACCGCCCTGATGGACCTGCTGCTGCAGGACTATGGGACCAAGATCGGCGGGGCGAAGGGCAATGTCAGCCTGACCTCCTTCGATGGGCTGCTGCGCGTCAGTCTGCAGGTCCAGGAGCGGTTCACCTTTGGCCCTGAGCTGCAGGCGGCCAAGGCGCTGGTGGACGAATATCTGACCGAGCTGTCTGCCGACAGTGACCCGGTCCTGCGCGGCCTGGTGCAGCACGCCTTTCGCACCGACAACGCCGGGCTGATCAACCGGGCCGAGCTGTTCCGCCTGCTGCGCTATGAGATCGCCGACGACCGCTGGCAGCGGGCGATGAAGGCGATCAAGGATTCGATCCGGGTCGAGGGCTCCAAGGAGTACGTCCGCTTCCATCAGCGCCCCAACCCGCGCGCCCGTTGGGAGGCCGTCACGATCGACGTGGCCGACGCGTGATGTGGATCTGGATCGACCTGTTCCTGCAGCTGTTCGTCCAGGCCCTCGCGTGGTGTCTGGCGTTCGGCTTCAGCGCCGCCCTGATCGGCGGCGGGATGTGGCTGATGCTGGGTCGGCCGACCTTCAGGGGGCGGTCATGACCCTGCCGAATGACGAGCAGCTGGCCATCAGCCGGATGGCCAGCCTGATCGGTCGCCACCGCGACGCGCTGGCGCCGTTCGAGGCCGAGCTGGTCGAGGAGTGTGTGGACCGGTTCCGGACCAGGGGCGCGGCCATGTCGCTGACCGCGAACGAGCGGCTGGTGCTGGCCGACGCCCTGATGGCGATGGACAAGGCCAAGGCGGAGGTGGAGGCCCGGGGCGATCAGCCGCCGCATCCGCTGGCCTTCCTGCAGGGGCAGATGACCCGGCAGGGCTGGGACACATGGATCGCGCCGCTGAAGGTCGAGGTCGATGATCAGGGCCGGGCGAGGATCATCGCGCCCGGCGCGCTAGCCCTTTGCAAGGTCCGGCAAGACTGGGGCCTGATGATCGCCCGCGCGCTGGGCGAGGTCGACTGGCAGGTGGAGGCGGCATCGTGACCACCACCAGCTGGACGCCCGAACTGGCAAAGTGGGCAGGCGAGCGCTGGGTCGAGGGCTGGTCAGCCAGCCGCATCGCCGGGGCCCTGGGCATGACCCGCAATCAGGTGATCGGCAAGGTCAACCGTATGGGGCTGGGCCGGACTTCGATCGGCACCCCCCGGTCCTTTGCCCCGGATGCCGGGGCGGTTCCGCCGCCGCCGCCGCCAGCTGCCCGGAGGCCGCGCCCCGACAAGCCCGGCATCGACCATCGCCCGGCGATCCGCGAAGCGCTGGCCCGCAGACAGCAGCTGCATTTCACCGTGGCGGGTGTCGAGCGCGACCATGATCTGCTGCCTCCGCGCGGACGCAAGGCCTGCGCCTGGCCGCTCGGTGACCGGGCCGAGGGGACGCTGAGGGCCTGCGGGTGCGCGGTCGTTTCCGGCAGGATGTATTGCGCCCGGCACCTCCGGGACGCTGGGATGCGCGTCGCACCCAAGCCGATGCGCACCATGGGCGGCAGGGTGGCACGCCCCTATCAGATCCGCGACCTGGACGAGGCTCGCTGATGGCCCGCCGTCGCACCCGCTCCAAGTCCCGCTGGCTGCCCTGGACGCCGGGGCTGGCCGAGCTGTTCCGTCTGACCAGCGCCATGGCCGGCTGGACGCCGCCGGCGCAGGCGCGCCTGACGGCCGGACAGTCGCGCCGGACCCTGTCGGCCCGGTTCGTCGATCAGGACGGTCAGGTCATGACGGCCCGGATTCGTCTGGCCCGGGATGCCCATGCCGACAGCTGGGATTGCGTCGGCGAAGAGCTGTCCATCCCGCTCGGACGCATTGACGGAGGGCGAGGCGAATGAGCGCGTCGATGGCGAACGAGATCAGGTCTTCAGGAGTCATTTCGGATTCCCGGTGTGTTGAAGGGAATCCCTCTCTTAAGGGCACGGTCAGCGCCGCAACGCCGCCAGATGTTGTGCCGTGCGGTGCTGACAACAGGCTTCCCAAGGCCACCTCGACCAATGACGGATCGGAGACCTGTTGCCCCTGGTGTCGGGGTTCGATGGAAGATGCGACGGTCAAGGTCGGCGATCTGAATGCGGCCTGGCAGGACTTCGAGACGGAGTGGCCTGAGCGCACCCGCGAAGGCGCGCCGGGGTCGGCTCTCGTCACGACGTGCCCTTCCTGCGGGAAGCCGTCGATGATCGCGTTCGGCTCGCGAGACATCCGGGAGCCCGGCTTGCAACGGGAGCGCCGCTACGTCCGCGTGGTGCCCGTCCGGACCGAGGCCGATGTGCTCTATCTCTCGGGGGCAGCCCGATGAGCCGCAGCTTCACCTTCGCCTGGCTGAACAAGGGCGACTATTTCGAGGAGTGGGCCCTGTCCGTCCTCCGCTTTCCCCCGGCGCGGCCGACGCGGTCGTTGCCGCTGCCCAGTTCAAGGCAGACGTGGCCCGACACGGCATGCTCGTCGACGTCGATGTGGTCGAGGTGACGCGATGAGCCGCCGCGCCGCAATGGCCAAAGTCCATATTGCCCGCAAGGAGCTGGGCCTGGACGAGGACACCTATCGCGATGTGCTGGCCCGGGTGACGGGCCGGACGTCGTCGGCCGACTGTAGCGATGCGCAGCTGGGCCAGGTGCTGGAGGAGTTCAAGGCGCTGGGCTGGACGCCGAAGGTCGTGGCTGGCGGAAAGCTGCGCGGCCGGAAAGGCACGGTCGTCATGGATGACCCGCTGTCGCCGTATCGCCACCACCCGGCCGATCACCCCTCGGCCAAGAAGGCCCGCGCCCTGTGGCTGTCGCTGTGGAACCTGGGCGAGGTCCGCGACCCGTCCGAGGCGGCGCTGGAATCGTTCGCCCGCCGCCAGCTGAAGGTCGAGCGCCTGCAGTGGGCCGACCAGGCGCTGGTCTATAAGCTGATCGAGGCCCTGAAGGCCATGGCCGAGCGGGCCGGGTGGTCGCAGGACCTGAGCGGGGTTGCCGGGCCCGGACAGATTCGGACACTGAAGCGTCGCTTGCTGGTTGCCCAGCACCGCCGCCTGCACCTGCCGGACCCCGATGGTCTGCCCGGTTTCACCGAGCGCAAGCTGGACGAGCAGATTGCCAGCCTCGGCAAAGCCATCCGCACCGCCGCCGAGGCCGCCAGGTGATCCATGCCGCTGGACCTTCTGACATGGCCAGAGGTGGACGCGGCCCGGGCCGTCGTCGCCGACCGTCATGGCCGGCAGGCCGAGGCCGAGCGGCGCTATCGGCTGTCGCCGCATGGCGAGCGTCAGGCGCGTCTGAGGGCCCTTCAAGAGGCCGTTCAGGGGTCTCTGCAGGCCGAGCTGGCGCTGGCCGCCCTGATGCGGGGGGCGTGAAGCGGTGCGGCTGAACGACCTTCCGGAATGGCAGAAGCTGGTGCGGCTGATTGGCGAGGACAATGCCGCCGCCCTCTCGACCGTCTATGGCGGCGGCCGGATCGCCGTGCCGAAATTCTGCGGACCACACCATCCGATCACCGAGGCCGTGGGGTCGAATGCGGCGGCGGTAATCGTGGCCGAGTTCGCCGGCACCTCGATCGACGTGCCCATGACCCTCGGCAAGCGGGCCCAGATCGTTCAGCTGCTGCAGGCCAACGTCAGCGTGGCGAAGATCTGTCGCCGGGTTGGCGTCTCGCGCCGTCATGTGTTCTATGTCAAGGACGAGCTGCGCGGTGGCCCCGGCAGGGGTGGCGTGGCCAAGGATCAGCCCGACCTGTTCGGGTGACGATGAGGGTGCACCGGTGCACCCTGACTGCCCGCCGCCCT